TTATTTTCGGATGGTCGCTAAAAGAGCATCGAGTTCGGCCGCAGGTAGCGAGGCGAGAGCCTTGGACAGGGCATCGATCTCATCGGTGATGATGAGGTCAGCCCTGGTTCCCCGGATGCTCCCCTCTGCCTTCTCCAGGCGCTCGATTGCGCCGTCCAACTCTCCTCCGAAGAGGTGAACGTATCGTTGGGTGACGGCCAGGGTCGAGTGACCGGCGAGCTTCTGAATGACCACCGCGTTCTCGCCATTGGCCGCGAGCTTCGAGCAGAACTCATGCCGCAGGATATGAGGAACGAACTGCTTGTCAGCCTCCAGGCCGAGAGCTTCCGCCATCCGGCCCCAGTAGTGCGAGACTTGGTTCTTGTTGAGGCTGGGGAACACCTCTTTGCCCTTGGCCGTCTCCTTGCGACGGTCGAGGACCGCTTGAGCGCGGCGCGTGAGTGGAACCGTGCGGCTCTTGCCGGACTTGGTCCGCTGGGTTCCGGCCCCGACACCCCAAACAGTCACCCTGCCCTCCTGCGCGTCACCGAAGTGCAGCGAAAGGACTTCCCCTTGACGCATCCCTGTATCCAAGGAGAGGACCAGATAATCGGCCATGTCCTGGTTCCCGATGCGGTCGAAGTAGGCCAGCGCCAGACGCTCTTCCTCGGAGGTGAACCTGCGGACGCGGTGTTCGCTTTCCTTATATCTGGTGAGCTTCGGCTTGTGATCGATCAAGCCCAGGTCTTCGGCCTCGCTCAGGGCTTTCGAGAGGGCCGCGACCTTGCGGTTTACAGTACCGGGTGAATTGCCATCCGTCAGGAGCTTGGCACGGGCCTTGTCAATGTCTGCCTTGCCGAGCTTATGGACCGGGAGGTTCGCGCCGATGATGCCGATGATGGAACGGGCGTTGATAAGCGCCTTCTGGCCTCCAGGCATCGGTGCCCAATGGGTATCGTAGACGTGCTGGACCAGTTCATCCAGGGTGTACGGGAGGTTGCCCTTACGCTTCGCCTGGGCGTTCTCACCCATGTCGATGGGCTCACCCCGGATAAGCTTCGCTTTGCTCTCCAGCGCCCAGGCATCGGCCTGCTGCTCAGTTGTGAAGCTGCGGCGATACCGCTGCCCCTTATGGTTCACTGTCCCCTCCCAAGAGGAGCCTCTTTTAGCGGCCATCAATAGCCTCCTATGTTGACATGCGAAAGCGCACGGCATACCGGTTCCGGTGCCGCCCGCATGGTGAAATTGGTAAACACAGCGGACTTAAAATCCGCCGCCATAGGCTTGCCGGTTCAAGTCCGGCTGCGGGCACCAGCCCCCTTAAACAGGCTTCTTCGCCCGTCCTCGGGTCGAGGTGCTTTCCTCTTCCTTAGCCCTTGCTTCTTCGTGCATCCGCTCGATTTCAACACGCGCGTCTGTCTCGCGGTCGATGGAGAAATTCTCATCCACCATGCGAAGCAGCTTCGTGATGAAGAGCTTGCCGTTCTGCGTGAGGAACACGAGGCGGCGTCGAGGTTCCCGAGGGTCGATAGCCGCTTCGACTAGATCAAGACCGGGCTTCCCCAGTCGGTGGAACTTGGACATTGCCGACACGTTGCGGGAGACGGAGGACTGGGACAAGCCGGTCCTCTTTGTTATCTCGGCCATCGTGATGCCGGGGTGCAAGGCAATATGCAGCAGGACATCAGCCTGTTGCATTGGCATGTCGGGGCTTAGGGTGCGGAGCATGTGAACGACGCGAGACACCGTAAAGGCTGCATCGCGCGTACTGCGTTCGGTCGTGGTCTGCATGGGTTCTCTCCTGTTGAACCGCTGGTGAAATCATATCCGCTCATGGATAGACCAGCCGAGGAGCCATGTTGTCCAGCCCTTTAGTTCGACTGCCAGCGTTTTTCCAAAACCAACTCGTTGCTGGGATTTAGCTTGGCCACCCAGTCTGTGAGCCTTTCGGTCGCCATTCCGTAATGTACGGGGATAGCCAACCCGAGGAGGAATGCGGCAGCAATTGCCCGCTTTCTCCCTACTTTTTCGGCGTGACCTCTGGACCGAGAGACCGTCGCCTGAACAAGGCCCAGGTAAATTTCTCTATCATCCCGGTCGCCACTCCAACCAAAGCCAACCCATTCTTTCCGCAGTTCTAGGAAGCCCTCATGGCCCCCTGGTAAACGCATTTCAAAGCCGATCATCAGCCACCTATTTTCGTGTGCGGGTACTTTCCCGCGCGTGGATATGACACTAGCTCAGTTGGTTGGCAATGGATGAATTATCGCCCATCTATTGTTGTACTGCGACCAGCCTTCCCGTGTAGCAGTCCAAGAAATAGACCACCGTAAAACGCTTGCGGCGGCGCGTCCTGTACTTCCGGAACCGTCCGCAGTGTAGCGGTATCATGCTTCACCTCTTCGTTCTGGCAACCATCATCAGGCGGGGCATGCCAAGCCCCACGACCGACCCAGGGAGGCCGGTTTCGGTGTTATCGGGTGTTTCGGGAGAACCAGAGGGCCGCGACCAGGGAGGCAGGCACCCAGGCGAAATAAAGGACGAGCAACAGCGTCTCAGGAGCCATTTGCGAGCCCCCGAGCGTAATCCCTGAGGCAGGCCATGTAGCCGCGATAGTCCCGCGAGGCCCGAGCATTGGTGAGCCATGCGACGACCTGGGTTTGGCGACCGGCCCCGAGGAACCGGCCCCTGGGGCTATCCAGGCCAGGGCCAGCGGTTACCCACTGACCGACCGGAAGCTTTGCCCGTTGTTCGTCTGAAAGGGTCCAGAGGTCGATTGTGGGGGCGTACCTCATGCGTAAACCCTTCCGTCATCCCCAACGTAAAGGTCCACATTGCCGAACGCACGAGCCGCCCTGTCCAACTTGTTTGCATAGGGCTCCGGCCAATCACCATCCCAAAAGCCCGCACCATGCCCGCATCGGGTCAGCCAGAAATCGTGTCCGGCCATTCCATCGGAACCTGTCCCGTCACCCGCCTCTGGAGCGCCCAGGCAATTGATGGCCGATGCGTTCGCGTCATAGAATGCGTGGCAGTCGGCTTCCATACGTGCCCGTGTGTCCGGGTCGATGTCGCTCATGTCAAAGCGAGCATCCAAGGGCTCACCCTCGTCATCGGTTGAAGACCACAAGGCGGTGTTGAGGTAGGAAGAAACGAAGTTCCACGGCGCGGCCATTGCATAGCTCCTTAGTCGCTGCTCATCAGGCCCAGGGCGCGACCCCAGGGCGACCGGAAGCAAGCCTCCGGTTTCGCATATGTTTGCGTGGGTGGATGGTTACGGCCAAAAGAGAGCCAAGCCGGTGCTGATTTCCACGATGGTCATGTCGTGTTTCAGGTCACGGGCGTAGCTTTCATAGTCGAAGTAGCGGACTGCTATGCTCTCCGGGTCGAGACCGGCCAAGGCTTCGTCCGCTATCTCATCGGCATAGCTCCGGAAGCTGTCGTAAACCCCAGCGAAGTGGTCCCGCATTTCGGTTTCCGCGTATTCGAGACCGCCGAAATGGTCCACGATGGTGGCCACATCTTCCGCGTCGAGATGATCAAACTCTTCGGCCAGCTCAACAAAGGCGGCGATCTTCTCAAGACCGGGATATTCCCCGAAGCAGCGCGGCAAGCCCTCACTGTCATGGATTGCCCACTCTTCCGCGCTGGCGACCTTTCCAGCTCCCGCACATTCGAAGCAGGTATCTTCCCTGATTGCCCCTGTTTCCGAATTGTGGAACGTGACCTTTCCAGTCCCCTCGCAATGTGGGCACTTGACCGAGACATTCGGGAAGCGGCTCTCCCGGAGCATCGCGGCAATCTCTTCCTGCATTTCGTCAACATCGGAAGAGGCATCAATCCAGCGCCCATGCAGGACACCGTTGTTATAGCTGGCTAGGCAAGCGACATAGAGGCGCATTCTCGTTTCTCCGCTAGATAGGCAACCGACTTGCGGTCTGGTTTGGCTTTGACTATCTTGTGGGAACCGAGGAGCCCTAAGGCCCCCCGGCCCCTTCGCTAGAGGGTTAGATAAAGGGTCACGGTGATGCGCACCGTGGCCTTTTTCGTTTTCCAGCTCAGGGTGAAGGACCATGCTGTCATGGTTCAATCTCCCCACAAGTTGCCCCTGTATCGTCGGGACGTTCCGGCTAGATCAGCGGGGCCACCCGCCTTCCCTGTTCCGCTAGCTCATCAGACCCATGGCGCGACCCATGGATGACCGAGGATACCCCCGGTTTCGCCTAGTTATGCAATGGTGGTTAGATCAGGCCGCAATTGCGACCACAGACCGGACGCGCTCTAGCTCATTGCGGGCCGCTGCGAAGGCCTCAGGAAGCAACTCGTTCGCGACTGTCCGGAAGTAGCGGTTGGGGTTCTTGCGGCGGCTGGGGAAGTTCCCCTCAATCCCCCAAAGGCTGGCGAGATAGTCGCCTAGATCAATGCCTTCGAGTTCCGCGCTGATCACCACCCCGAAGAAATGCCATTCATCGCCGCGCCATGCTTCAACCTGACGCTTCGTGTAGCACTCGAAATCAGTGGGCTTGCTATCCCAATCATGCTCTAAACGAGCGGTGAACTCGATACCATCAACGGTGCAGGTGATACGGTCGCCTTCGCACACAAACGGCTGAAACTCTGTCTTGAACACGGACGTTGCTCCTATGGATTGTTTCGGCCTGCTTTGGCCTCATCAGCGGGCCAGCCTTAGGCCCGTACAATGTCCCCGTTATTCCTTGCGCACGGTGGACTGGCGCTATTCAGTTGAGAGAGAACCCGGTGGAGATAGTCCCCGCCGCCCCGGTGTCGTTGTCCGGTGACGAATAACTATGCGATAGTGGGTAGTTGTGCAATAGGGCATATCAAAAAAACAGACAGTCTCCCGTGGTTTGCGGGATAACCGTCTGTTTTGACTCGCAAATAATTTCAGCGTGACCGGCTTGTGGCATACCTGAGGATGGCCTGAGGATGGCCTGAGGTGCGGCCTTGGGGTTGCCTGAGGTGTTCCTGAGGTGGACGAAAACGAGTAGACGCCCCGACAAAAGGAGACGAACGGATAAGGCCGCGCCGGTCCCCAGCGGACGGCCACGGGATAGCCTCATGCACCCCTGAGGATGGCCTGAGGTGGTGTCATGGGATGCTTAGTCTCTCGGGCATGCCTGCAAACGCTGGGGTTTCGGGTGGTCCGTGGCAGAATGCGTGGCAAGACATGGCAGCGCAGGCCCGCGCATCACGCTCGCCCGAGCTATTCTGTGCGCCCCCAGGGGCACGGGGGGACGCGCCCGAGCCTTCCTATCGATTGCCGCCTCGGATTTTTTCGGTAAAAAAGGCGCATCCTAAGGAGAACCTCATGCGCCATAAGATCGCCCTCATGCTTGCCCTTGTCGCCCTGGCTGGATGCCAGAGTTCCACCGACCCTTCTAATGCGAACGTCTATGGCTCGCCTGTAGGCCAACGGGTGGTCGGCAATAAGGAAGGCGTGATGATCTCGAATGTCTGGAACGAGCTGGACGCCTTCCCGGTCGCTGAGAGGCATTGCAAGCAGTATGGCCGTAGCGCCAAGTTCAAGAGCAGCCAGGGCTACCGAGCTTCCTTCGATTGTGTCTGATGGTTGCTTTACATTCTCTTGCGAGGGCGTCAGCCCGAGAAAGAGAAGGCGACCTGGAAAAACTGCGCGGGCTTAGAGCCAGAGATCGCGGAACAGACCGGCTACGCCGCAAATGACCATGAGCGGGACAAGCCAGAACCAAAGGTTTCTTGGCCCGAGGCTCTTCCATCCGTCGAGCAGCATGCGAAAGAACGTTAGCGGAGCTGAGCTAAGGGGCTTGTTGGAAGGATGATAATCGGGGGAAGACATGACTAAGACCTACCAGATGATGATGGTCACCATCCCTATGATCTCCCTTCCCTAGTGGATTGATTCCAACGCTTGGTGCCCACGTTTGACGGCCGCAATGATCTCATTGGGGTCGGCTTTCCAGACGAATGGCTTTGGTTCCTGATTGTGTTCTTTGATGAAGCGTTTGATGGCAGCCTGCAGGTCGACGACGGAATGAAAGACACCGTGCTTGAGCCGTCGTCGGGTCAGTTTCGCGAAGAAGCCCTCGACAGCGTTGAGCCATGAGCAAGAAGTCGGGACGAAGTGGAAGGTCCATCGTGGATGCCGTGATAACCAGGCACGGACCTTCGGTTGCTTGTGGGCAGCATAGTTGTCGAGAATGACATGAACGGCCTTGTCCTTCGGCAGTTCAGCCTCGATAGCATTGAGGAATCGAATGAACTCCTGATGCCGGTGGCGCTGCATGTTGCGGCCGATCACCGAACCATCGAGAACGTTAAGAGCAGCAAACAGGGTGGTGGTGCCATGGCGCTTATAGTCATGGGTCATCGTGCCACCGCGGCCTTTCTTGATGGGCAGGCCCGGCTGTGTCCGATCAAGCGCTTGGATCTGGCTCTTCTCATCGACGGATAGGACGATGGCATGGGCTGGTGGCGAGACGTATAGCCCGACGACGTCATGCAGTTTCTCGGCGAAAGCCTTGTCATTCGATAGTTTGAAGCTGCGCCAGCGGTGCGGCGCAAGACCATGCTCGTGCCAGATTTTGACGACCGAAGACGCTGCGATCCCAACGGCTTTTGCCATCGCACGAACGGTCCAGTGGGTGGCCTCCTGTTTCGGCGTTTCAAGCGTCAGCGTGACCACTCGATCGACCAACTTGGTATCGAGTGGCGCTATGCCGGGCGGGCGGCTCTTGTCGCGCAAAAGACCATCCACCCCTTCGGCCATGAAGCGCTCCTGCCAGCGCCAGACGCAGGTCTTGGACTTGCCGGTCGCGTCCATGATCGCGACCGTTCCAAGGCCATCGCCGCTCATCAAAATAATCTTGGCCCGCCAGACATGCTTCTGCGGCGAACTTCCCGCGGAAATAATCGCCTCAAGCCGATCCCGGTCGGCGGACGAGACTTCAAATATGATCCCTGTACGCATGCGGTATCGTCGCACACCGCATGCCGAAAAGGAATCCCAGACCGGACTCCTTTGTCTCGATCAATCCACTAGATGCAATGTATGGAGATGATCATGTCCCTACATAACTATATGAACCGGAGGGGATAGGTTTCCTCCTCCTATGGTGGGCTGTAATCGATGAGCGGAGGAAGCTCTCACTTCCTCGCCCGTTGCGAAATGATCTCAGCTATGAGGCGATCTCTCGCCTCCTCCTTCATATCCCTCATCATCCTCTTGGGCGTCTCGGGATCGAACGATTTTGTAATCTTCATTAAAGTCGTTATGTAGTTGAACTGTGCAGGTTCGCATGCACCGAACACCCCTGAGGCAACAACGTCCGCGCTATCCGATGAGCTTCGGGCGAATAGCGCCGCTGTGTTCAGTTTGCACTGCTCCCAGCTTTTCATAGCTTGATCCATATCCTGTGCCGTTGCCGGATATACTATCGCTATCAAAAGGAAGGCGGCTGTCCTCAGGGTTCTCATGACTACCTCGCTCGGATTTCTAAGCGGCTATACACCATTTCGCGACTACCAAGTCTAGGTGACTTGTTGTCAGTTCAGCCAACTCGGCTCATCGATCTCGTAACCGCTGTTGGTGTTGCGGTGAACCAGTTCGATGAAGTCCTCATAGGCTTTGTCCCGGAGGCTCTCCAGGTGTTCCTCATGGGCCTTGTCAGTGTCTCGGGCCATGCTCTCCGCCCAGTACCCCACCGCCATCGCTAGAACGTCCAGGCGGTCATCCTTGGCCAGCGAGCCACGGTCGCGGGTGATGCGGCTCATCTGATACATGAGCTGCCTAATAGGCTCAGAGGTGCCCTTGTGGTCATGCTCGATCACGGCTTGGTCGAACACGAGGCGGTGCTGGTTCATGACCGGCTCCAGGGTGTCGCAGATGCGGCGCTCCTTCTGCTGGTTATGCTTCACCTCCTCGATCTCCACGGCATGGATGCGGGAGACCACGGGCTTGAGGAGCTGGGTGAACATGCCGTCACCGAAGTTGGCTTCGACTATGATCTTGTTCGCCCCGTGCTGCTTCGCCAGAAGCGCCAAGCCCTTGAGGGTAGCCTCGCCATAGCCGTCCTTGAAACCGCCACTGGCGACCACGTAGAGCCAGCCATTGAGGTGTTTGACGATGGCGTAGGCCGTCTCGTCCTTGCCTCGGCCAGAGGGGTCGATGGCCATAACGCAGCCGGTGTATTCGGCCATCTCCGGGGCCATCCACATGGGACGGTGATAGGCATCGCCCTGGAGGCCCACCATGGGGATGTCCAGGCGCTTGTCGGGGTCCGAAGCCCACATGAGCTTCACTGGGGCCATCCTCGGGTCGAGCGAGGTCACCATGAGGTCACGGAACTTGAGCGGGTAGCGGTCCTGGTCGGACAGGCTGGTATCAAGCATGAACTGCAAGGCGAAGCCCGAGCGGCCATAGGACGCCTCACGCTCCAGGAGGTCGAGGTCGTGGAACCGCTTGGGGTCCACGGGGGTGCCCGGTCCCTTGCCGTCCTGGATCATCCTCATCACGAACGGAGCTAGTCGGCCCTGGTATTTATCAGGGTCGGCCGGGATGCGGGCTGGCCAGATGCGGATTTCATAGCCGCGCTCAGGGAGGCGATTGTAGATCGACATTTCCGTCTGAGGAGTGCCGAGGTAGATCACTCGACCACCTGGCTTCAAGACGGCATCGAACTCCTTGATGCGCTCAGATAGGAGGTCTCGCATTGTGGAGGTCATGGCGTTGTTGAGGCTCTCCACGTCATCCGCGATGATCACGTCTGCACGGGAGCCGGTGAGCTGGCCGGTGATGCCCACGGACTTGACCGAAGGCGACTGAGAAGCGCCAGCCGGTCCCACGTCGAAGGCGATGTTACTATCGCGCTGCCCCTTCCCTGGCTTGAGGTGTTCCAGGATGGGCATCTCAGCGATGAGACGCTTGGTGAACGTCGAGAAGGCGTCAGCTCGGTCCTTGGCTGCGGAGACAACCATGATGTTGAGCTGGGGGTTATTGAGGAGGAGCCAGCAGACGAATGCGGAGGTGACCCAGGATTTCCCCACGCCTCGGAAGGCTTCGATGACGGAACGCTTTGGTCCCTTCTGGAGATAGGCTGCTAGGTCATATTGAACGTCTGTCGGCTCGGGGAGATTGAGGTGCTTCCAGACCAGGAATAGGAAGTTCCGAAAGTCGCGCAGCACCGGGTCAGCGGGGGCCATAGCGGTGCCCGACTTGAGTTCGATTTGGGATGTCATGGAGTTTCCAAGAAACGCCAACGCAGAAAGGCGGACCTTCATAGAAAGCCCGCCCGCGTCAGTGTTTTAACTGTGGTTTAATCTTGGCTTGAGTTGCAGCTCTACTTCACGTTCGGATATATTGACCGAATCAAAGGAGCCCGCTCATGCCTGTTGAGATCCAAGCCGCCTACGTCAAAGCCCTCGACCAAAGCTCGTTCGGCTACGCCATCACCTGGAGGGTGGACGGCGAAGAGAAGATTGAGAACCTTGATCGGGAAACGCGCATGTACTTTCCCATCGAGGTCGTTGGTGCCGCCGAAGAGGAACGCGTCGAAGCCATGCGGGTGGGCGTAAAGTTCGATCTACGCCGCTCATTCGAGAACAAGCGTCAGTGGCTCGGTTGCTCGCCCGAAGAACTTACGGCGGCCATCGACGGCTGGGATGGGGAAGTCGCGGTCGTTAATTAGGTAGGTAGCCCGCTGTTTCGTCATCCTCCGGCCCAGTGAACGGCAGGGTATGGCTTAGCCTCTCCAGCGGGTCGCCCTTCTTGGGTACGCTGTCGATGCCGTTATCCTTGAGGAATTGACGGACTACGGAAAGATCGGATGCGGTTGCCGTCTTGCTGTTCACCCGCTCCAGCAGTTCGTTGGCAAGTGCGGAGTGGAGGTCAGCCATGATCTTGGCTAGATCACTCATCGGAATATCAGTCCTTTGATGTCGTCGGAGAATGCCCCGATGCCTGCGGCGATGATCACATAGCCCCAGCGGATTGAGGATAGGATGCCGGTGCCCTGGGCCTTCAAGGTCTCCAGGGAAGACACGCGAGCGTCTAGGTCATCCATGCGTTTGTTGATGCCGCCCTGCTGGGAGAGCAAGGTGTCAACCTTACCCTCCAGCCTGCCGAACATCAGATAGAAGTTCGAATTGTCGTCCATGTTAGGTTCCAGAGGCGTAGCGCCAAGCGGCATCGATCTCGTCTGAGGTCTTGCCCATGATGGCGGCGATTTCCTCGATCAGCGGGTCATCGCGCAGGAACTTCCGAGCGGAGGTCCAATAAATCTTGGCGATCGTCCGGTCGGGTTCCGGCATCTTCTCGATGATGTCATCGATCTGATCGGGGGTGATGTTGAGTGTCAGCATGCCGAGCTTGAAGTCGATAGGCGTCAGCGGTGGGAACTGAACTAGAGCGTGTGCCTGCTCTTCGGCCCGCACACGTTCGTTAGCTTCGTCCAGTTCCAGTATCTCGTAGTCTGCAACAGGAACTACCCTAGCGGCCATGCGTCTAAGGTAGTCAGTGGCACTCTCTCCCGGCACCCTAAAGTTCTCGGGGATAGTTGCGGTCACCATCCGGCCATCAGGACCGGTCCAGGCGTAAACTTTCATGGGCTAGTCCTCCCTTTCGTAAACAGTGAAACCCCAAATACCGCCGTCCGGGTTCTTCTGAACAAGCTGGTTGTTTCCGTCCGTGGTGAGTAGTGCGAAATCAAACCCGTTCCTGCGCTTTCGATAGGTTCGCAGCTCCCAAGAGGAGTAGTCGCCATTGGTGAGCGGGTTGAGGCGTGGCCAACTATCGAAGACAACATCGTAATAGATGTCCTTCGCAGGCGTCTCGAAGCGGACTTCATACCAATAGGCGCTGGGACGAGCGATGCTGAGAACGCCTTCCGACCTGTTGATGACCGGCGTGTTTCCGCCGTTGCCGTTGGCCCATGCTTTCACCACCTTGCCTGACGACATGGTGCGGGACGAGACATCGATTGCGTCTCGCGTCTTGTAACAAACGGTAGACGTGACCGCCGTTGCGTTCGTAACCGCTTCGCCAACATAACACCTGTTTACCTCGGTCCCCTGGGGCCAAGTCTGCATCTTGTTGGTTGCCTCGAAGAACACGTCATGCGCCATGTCATTCGGGGTGAACGGTGCAACCGCTGGCGTGAACGCTGCGGTGTAGCGAGCGAAGGGACTGACGCGGATTTCATCGAAGTAACCAGCAGTGATGTAATCAGCATTGCCCTGGAAATTCCCGAAGTTAATGCGGGTAGCACGGGGGCTGACCTTGATGGCTGAGGTGACGGTCCACTGTAGAACACCGTCAATAAAGCCGCGATAGGACGTGCCATCGTAGCTCACGGCGTAGTGGTGGAAGGTGGTCGTGTCGGTGATTGCGGTCGCGCCCGTCTGGACGTTGTTTGCGATATCCCAAGCAGCGCCAACCAACATGTCCGAGCTTGCGTAGAAGAACATTTTTCCCGTGGTCGTGAGACCGCAGAGCAAGGTCGCATTGCCGTACCGAGTTTCCTGCTCGGAAAACGTGAAGAGGGTCTGGACGCCCGCGTCCTTCTTGCGAAACCACGTCTCGACCGTCCAGCCGCGAGTGGTATCCGTAATGGCGACCCCGGTGTCGATACTGAACCAGTTGGCCTGCGCCCGGGTCAGCTCTACGGAATAGGTGCCGAACTTGGAGATCGTATCGTTGAAAATGGGCAGCGCGTAGGTGAGCGTGCTATCCCACCGCTCGAAAGAGACATTGTTGCCAAAGTCGTCAACCTGCGAGTTTTCGCAATGCCAGAGAAAGCCGGGGTTCCTTGCCGGACGCAGATTGTTCATCACCCGCTCGGGAGGGAAGATGGTAGCACCCGGATTACCGTTTTCGTCCAGATAGAGGTAGTTCCTCGCATTCGGCGTGAGGCCCGACCACGTAACGTTTGCGGTCTTGGTGACGAGCGTATTCTTGACGCCTGCCACATCAAACCCTTTACCGATCACCGCGAGCAGTGGCGACGAGGCGGATACTCCCTTGGACGCGATGGCGAGAGAGCCGGAAGTCGCGTTCAGAAAGTCAGTGCCACCCACGCCGGACGGCGCGGTCAGGATGACGTTCCCGAGATCGCCGGTGTGCTTTGGAACAGCGTCAATAGCGGTCTTGACGAAGGCGGTCGTGGCGACCTGCGTGTCGTTGACCGTCTGTGCTGGCGTAGGTGCCTTAGGCGTCCCGGTGAACGTAGGTGATGCGAGGTTCGCCTTGGGGCTGACCTTGGCATCCACCTCCGCCTTCACATAGTAGCTATTGGGGTCAAACAGGGCGGCACGATCTGCCGACGCAGCGGCGGAAGCAGCAGAAGATTGAGCCTCACCGGCCTTCGTAACTGCTGTATCTCTAGCCGTCTCCGCACCGGAACGTGCAGTTTCGGCACCGCCGCGAGCTGTCTGCGCTTCATTGCGGTAGGTGAGCGACAAGTCCCTCGCCGCCTCTGCTCCGGTTCGGGCGGTTTCAGCACCGTTCCGTGCCGTCTGCGCGTTGGATTGTGCGGTTTCAGAACCCGCCCTCGCTGCCTCAGCGGCAGTCTTTGCGGATACAGCACCGTCCTTGGCGGCAACCGCTGCGGAGACATTGGTATTCGCAGTGTTGAGAGCCCACGCCTTGGTCACGGCGTCCTGATCGTTCAGGGGGTCCGCAAGGTTGGCGAGGCGTCGATTGAGTGCCGAGAATTGGCCATCCTCGGTCACGGCCATGGACGCCGCTCCCTGGTCGAACGCTTCCTGCGAAAGGAAGAACGACTGGAGGGTGGAGGTGTTGAGGTCGGATTGAACGAGCGTGGAGCCGTCCGTGAAGGTGACCAATCTGTCCTGGCGGGGGGTCGTGCGCCGGACCTCGACCACTGAGCCCGCAGGTGGGGCCGTGTTAGTACGGACGCGGTACGTATCGATCCAGGTGAAAGGAACAGCTACACCCTCAACCTTGACGGCCACATGGGACTTCGAGAGGTATTCGCAAGGGACATCGAAGTTTCGATTGCTGCCATCCCCCTGGGTATGGGCATATGAAAGAGGCATTTAAGTCTCCAAAACGAGAAAAGCCCCCGCCACGGGTTGCGTGACGAGGGCCATGAGGTTTGCTTAGGGTTGGCGTGGTTATTTCTTGGGGGACCACTCCGGGAGTGGACTGATCACCGTCGAGAGAAGCTGGGCGATACCGTTGAGGTTCTGGAACGGAAGGACGCGAGCTAGCGTTCGGGCATCCGCCTGGGAGAAAGCCTTCCCGTGTAGGGATTGACCGGCTACACCCAAGACCTTGATGCTGCTGTCCACGAGGTCCGCTGAGGGGTTACCGAAGATTGCATCGGAGCCCAGGCCGGTGGAGCGGGCATCAAAGATCGGATGCTCCTTCTCACGGAATGGAGAAGCGAGGGTGTCAATCGCCATCGGCATGACACTCGCCCAGGAGGAGTTCTGGATACCAGCAGCCGCGAGACTGCCCAGCGATAGCCGCTCCTCAAGATATTTCTCACGATCACTTCGACCGACCGAGCCTGCGTAGGTCCGCATCATGTAGGACATAGAGGCCGCGAACGTGGTGGTTAGAAACGCCGCTGCGGTAGCGGTATCCCGGAAGTTCAAGCCCTGTAGCGTCTGCTTCGTATAGGCTGCGAGGACGAAGGACCGGAACTGGAGGAACGTTCTTGCCAGAGGCGCGGACATCCACATGGCCATCTGGCCGATGTCATTCTCCTGGATGATCGACCGGCTCAGTCGGAACGCAGCCGTCTCGAAGTTTGCCACGGCTTCCCGGTCGGCCCACTTGTCGAGGTTCAGCGCCTTGAGCCGCCCTTTGTCGAAGGTCGCGTGATTGCGGATGTTCTCATAGATCGCCTCGGCCCTACGCTCATCCAGGGCGAGAGCCTCCAGGCGGCGGGGGTTCATCTTGGTGCGTCCCTGGGCCATCAAGGCGAACTTGTTCATGATTGACCGGCCAGTCCAACGCTGGAGCGCGGTGTTCACCGGAGCCATTCCGGACATCGCGGACACCGCCCGCTTGCCCTGGTGGAGGAAGTCATCCACCTTCTCCAGGACCGGGTTGTTCCAGGTATCGAGCGGGTTATCGAACACGTCCTCCCTGCGGTGGGTGGCATGGCGAACCCAGTCAGCACCGCCGCCCGTGATGTCCTCCCATTCCTGGGCAAGAGCATCATCAAGCTTCCCGGTCTTCGCATTGCGCCACATGGCACGGAACGAAGGGACGTTGGTGAAGGACGCTTTGAGCCCGAGCTGGGAGACCGTGTTCATGGCTTCCGAGAGCTGGGCGAAGCCGACTTGCCCCATGACGCGGACGAAGTTGTAGTCGCGGGCCATCCGGAGGAACTGGTTCCAGTCGGACCCCTCGTTCCAGGTGGGCTTGCCAACGATGGTGTTATAGACCCAGTTGAGCCGGTCAACGTCCTGTTTGGTCTTGCCCTGGATACCCTTCTGGTCCCCCACGTCGCGGACCTTATCCATCAGGGTATTCCATTCGCCATCCGAGGTTACCCCCTGGACGAAGTATTCATCCGCCATGTCGCCCGGTTGCCACTTCGGGTTCTTGATCTCCATCCTAGCCATGGCAATGCGGCCCGACATTTGCCGGGAGTAGCTGCGAAGGAGCGTATCCGCATCGTTGATGAAGAGGTCGGAGATGCGAACGAACTTTGCCCCGGTTTCCCCATTGGAGTACGGGAGCATCGCACCGAAGTTCTCATCATAGAACATGCGGGATTTACCGTGACGGCTCGCACCGTCCTTCTTCCCCGGCTTCATGTGACCGATGAGGGTATCAATATCGGCCTCGGAAAGGTCGGTGTCCTGGATGAGGTTCGCCTTGAGGGCGTCCAGGTCTTCCCCCGAGAACGCACGGGACATCTGCTGTAGCTCGCCTGCGGAAAGGGAGTGGAGCTTCTTGATGTAATTGTAGGCGAACGTGTCGGCCAGCTCTTCGGTGATCTCGTCGTTCACCTCTCTCATTGCCCGCGATACGAGGCCCGAGAGGGTCTTGTGCCCGAACTTCGTGAGGTGGTCCTGGATGGACCCGAGATCGAAGATGCGCGGAACGTAGTGGTCATTCCGGGTCAGGCCCTCGAAACCCCGAACGGCCCGCATGGTGCGACCGTCGATAACCCCAGGGTTCGCCGCAGTCTCGGCATAGGTGCCCAGGATATCCTTGAGGACCGCTCCCTGGGCTTTCACCGCAGGGTCATAGTCCACCATCAGGTCATGATCGCGAACGTAGGCTGTCACCTGTTGATGGAACTCATCCCGGCTCGCGTCCGGATTGCGCTCCCTAAACTGCTTCCAGTTGGCTTGATTGGAGGACGCCCATTTCGCCTCGGCCCTTCCGTGGAGGAGAGCCTGAACTTCGGACGCACCAATGGGGGTGATGCCGCTCTTGTTGCGGGCAGCATCCTCAACGATCACGTTCCCGATCATCGACGTGAGATCGTTCTCGGAACTCTTGAGCGAATAGGAGCTATCGAAACGGAGACCACCCGCGTCGAAGACATCAGGCCGTTCAGCGTCACGCACAATGTCAGCGGTATCGAGCCTCAGCGGTTCCCTGGGGTTCACCTGCATGGCACCCGCTGTCGAGCCACCGGGCGGCGACATGGCCGTGCCATTGTGCATGTTCCGGCCAATCTTCTGGAATTGCTGGGCTTCGGCCAGGGTCGCCGGGTTCTTCGCAAGGGCACCAAAGGCACCCCCGAGGAGCATGCCGGTCCCGACACCCCACCAAAGATCGGCTTCCTCGGCGGTGGGCTGGTTCGCATAAAGGATGCCTTCCGAAACGGCGGCACCGGCCCCACCCTCAGCAGCCGTTAGGGCTACCTGCCCGACCTTGCCGAACCTAGCGGCCACCGCAGCCGGTGCCCCGGTGCCAAGCGTAGCTGCGGAGATACCAGCAGCAGCGGCCCAGGCGAGCGGGTCAGTTACTCCTGCGGCCACCCTAAGCCCCACCCCTCCCCAACCGAGGGAGGCTAGGCGCTGCTCGGCTTCCATCTGCTTGACCAGGGAGTTCCTCATCCCTTCCGCATGGACCAGGGATTGAGCGTCACCGAAGCGGTCCCAGTATTGCTCCGGGATACCCTTGGTCAGTTCGTCCATCGTCTTCGGGTCGAGCCGGAAGTTAGGGTCAGGCTTCGCCTCGGGTTTGTCCTGCCAGATAGCCGAGAGCGACCAATCGGTGTTCACGGCGTCCTTCACGCCCTGCCAGATGGTCGTATCAGGCAAGGCATCCTCGCGGGCCTGGGCAGCAGCGCGGTCCTCCTCCATGGTGGTCGGAAGGACAGGCTGGGTGCTGCTCATGACGGACACGGTGTTCTCCGGAGAGCCCACGGTGAAGTTGGACTGCGGCTGGTCCGGCCCAGGGTTTGAGAAGGTGAGCCTCGTGGGCTCCTTGATCTCGGTCGCCGGGACACCGTGGAAGGCATCGCTGAGCCACTTGGGTGCATTGGCGCCATCGCCGTTAGCACCCCATACCGTGGGGGAGCCAAAGCCGATGTGCATGGAGCCGGGTTGCATGTAGCCCTGGCCCGCGCCGAAACCGGTTACGCCTGATGCCCTCGCCTTCCGGACGATATCCTGGAACACCGGGACATCCTCGGGCCTTGCCCAGTCGAGCTTCCTACCGTCCTTGTAGAAGAAGACATCAGCGGCACCGCCGTGGTCGTGTCGGACGGAGCCAGTACGACTACCCTTGCCTTGCGCGGCCTCAGCCTTGGTGACCTGCCCACCGCTGAAAACCTCCATCTGGATACCCATGTCTTCCAGGAAGCCGAGGGAGTTCACCAGCCGGGGGTCAAGCGGAAGGTTGCGCTTAGCCGCGCCGTTAGAATACCGGAGCCATGCCGGTGTGTTTGAACTTGCCATTAGGGTGTCCTTAGAAATGGAAAGGACCACCCGAAGGTGGCCCGATTAGGGGAAGGAACGCTTGCGCATGACCTCGATCCGCCGTGCCCGCTCCTCCTGGATAGCCTTGATGCTGTCCTGGGTTTCGGCCTGCTGATCGATCACGCCCTGCTTGATCTCGTCCTTCCTTTCCTGGTCGAGCTGGTAGAGTGAGCGGAGATCGATGTTCGCCCGGTCTGCATGCTCGACGGGATACTGGCCGGTTTGGTGGACGATCATCCAGCCGTTACCGTTGGTCGCTGGCCGGATGGTGAGGTCGTCGGCGTCAACGCCTTCCGTCTCCCCGAAATCCTTCACGTACTTGTCGATGGCGCGGGTCGCGAGTTCTGCGAAGTTCGGCGGGGTGTCCTTCCCAGCGGTGTAGATGAAGTTGCCCTTGACCTCCGTATGGGTGGCCTCGAAGCGTTTCTTGGCCTCGTCCAGGGCGTCATCTGCGCTCATCCCGTTCTGTGCATAGAACTTCCCGAGACGGCCGATTTCGTTGGCAACGTAGCCCTGGTTTTTCGGGGTGCTACCGAACCAACCGCCAATGCCGCCATAGGTGATCGACTTGACGCGGGTATCGATCTGATCAAACCGCTGTTGCGTCCCCGCCCCTTGGAACTTTGAGGGGTCGGAAGTCTGCATCATCGCGGTCTGCATGGCCTGCTCGGGCTTGAGCTTCCCGTACTGAGTGGCAACGCGATAGGCTTCATAGAAGTCCCGGTCTGCGCTGTCCTTGATATGGGTTTCGAGAAGCTTGGGGTTTGCAGCGTGGAGCTTCATGTAGAGATCAACGCTGTCCTGGAGCGCAGGCGGAACCTCGCCACCTGATAGGGTGAACTGGGTTGCCGACTTAGGCCCCGCGCTGAGGACATGCTCCCACTTTGGGTTCCTCAAGTTGCCGACTGAGAAGGTCTCCACCTGCATCCCGAAGGCTTGCTCGGGGGTCGCCTTGCCCTTCGTCACCAGCCATTCCGACTGATCAACAAGTCGCTTGGCAGCGGCTTTCTTCTGGTCCTCGACCGAGATCGTCCTTGTTTCGCCGGTCTTGGTGGGGACCGTGACTTCCTCGATATAGGCGCCCATGCCCTTGGTAACGGCCTCGACGTTCCGGGAGGTCACGTCTTCCTCGGCCTGGGTAGCGGCTCGTTCAAGAGCGATCTTGTGTTCGGCCTTGGCCAGCTCCCTCGCCTGCTGTTCGTTGTAGGTGTCATTCTGGTTGATCAGAGAAAGAACCTGAGCTTCCGAGAATGCACCCTCGTTCGCCCGATGCCAGGACAAAAGCTCATCACGGTCGAGCTGGCCCTGCCGAGCCTTGTCCCAAAATCCCATTCGGGCGTCACGGGTAGTCTCCTCGGCCTGCTCGTGGTTCTGCCTCTTGGCCATGTTCTGGATGCGGGTGGCATCCGCCTGGAACTCCCGGTTGGAAGCCAAGGTGCCCAGGACAGTGCCATCAGCGCCCTTCCGGTCGGAGTTCAAGATGGCGTTGACCATCTCGGTATCGCCCTTGGCGGCGAACGCCTCAGCCAGTCGGACCATCTCCCGGTCCTGCTCCTTGAAATCCACATGGAGCAGTGATCGGTTGCCTTCGTATTTTCCACGCAGGGCTGCAACGATCTCCTCGGGTGTCTTCTTCCCCTCGGAGCGGAGTGCCGTGGCCTCACCGTGGAAGGTGTCATAGACCCCGCTAACGGTGTCCTGCTTCACCTGCTCGGTCTTGTACTGAGCCTGGGCGGTGTTCGCCCTGGCGCTGAAACCGTCCATGACCTTGTTGTAAGCCCCGGTGAAGTGAGGGTCGCTCCCGTACTGCTCCAGGTCGGCCCCGGTGCGTTCACGGATGAGACCGTCGAGGTTGCCCGAGTTCTTGTCGAAGTTCGTCTCGTACTCGGTCGAAAGCTCATTGACGCGCTCGTAGGCAAGGCGTTCGCCGTACTGCTTCATGAACGCGGCCTTGAACCACGGGTTCTCCATCTCGGCCATCTTGCCGCTGTTCACGGCATCGCGGGCTTCCTGGAAACTCATGCCACCGATGCGGCGGTTCGCCCGGTCCTCGGCGTCCTTCTGCGCCTTGGCAGCGGTTACATCGAGGAAATTGGAGAGCCCTGGGCTGATCTGAGCGAGCGCCCCAGCCAACTGCTGGAGACCATTCGGCCCCGAAGGTGGGGCCTGAGGACGGCTATAGGTATCCACCGGGCGAGCCTGGGGTTGCAAGGCTACATCCCCGATGGGGTTCCGAACCTGGACACGGCCTCGGTTCGCACCACCCACCGATGGGCGGTCATCTTGTCGGGTCAATCCCGGTAGTTTTGTCATGGCTATTCCGTTGGCTTGTATTTGCTGTAGCTATTCAGGCCGATGCCACCGATCTTGAGGGCGGCTGCAAACGGGCTAGGGCCGGAAGCCCATGGCATGGAGTTGATGCGGTCTTTGGCCTTCGCCTTGAGACCGTCCATCTCGCGAGTGAGGTTCGCGGTGGTGAAGCCGGTGTTCTGCGATATGCGGTCCTTGGCCGTGGCCTCTTTACCGTAAACGTCTGCAAGCAGGGCATCGACCGAGAGGCCGGAAACACCTGCTTCGCCAGCAGCGGCCATGGTGGTCGCACGGGCGGCACGGGCTTCACGGGAGAGGTCTTGCTTCTGAGCAGCGGCGGCATCTTCTTCCTGGATTTGCCGCGTCTGAACGTCAGCATATTCCCGGACTAGATTTTCATTCGCAGCTCTTTGGTTCTGGCGAACCATGTCGTTCTGCTGCTTTGCCTGCTGCTGGGCACCGATGAACTCCATGCCCGTCTGAACAGCGCCAATCGCGAACGAACTCACCATCATTGTAATGGGGTCGCACATTGGTCATTCCTTTAATCGGACCACCTCGAAGAACGGGTGATCGCCTGGGCCGAGGCCCTTGGTGATGTTGATGAATTTGAAGCCACACCAGCGGAGCCAGCGGTGATGCACCGTATTTCGGCAATCGGTGTAGTTCATGAGGAGCTGGTATTTCTCGTGGAAGCGGTCCACGAAAGGCCGGGTCTTCCTGAGGAAGTCCGTCCGGTGCTTGTCGATATCATCGCTGGCAAGAAGCCAAATGCACCCCACCATTGGGGAGGCAGGGTGCGGTGCGGTGCCGAACATCAGGACGGCCCTGCCTTCCTCATCGATAGCGGTGAAGCAACCATCAGGTGACCTAAGGCCGTCCATCAGGCTCTCCTCCATGCAGACCCCACCAGCCGCCAGGACCTCCTCAACATCCTCCTTGCGGAGCCGAGGTGCCAGATAGGCGACATCCTCGGGCGTCGAGGGACGAGCTGAAAGCATGTTAGGTTCTCCTGGAACGGATGATGAAGGTCGCCTCCCACTCGGCTGAGAGGAGAGCGCAGGGAAGCGGCGTGTCGTTGATGATCTCGATCTTGGTGTCCTCGTTCCTCCCCGAGATCGCGAAGCGGTGGCGACCCTGCTCAAGAGAGGGTTGGCCGAGGATGTTATGTCCGGAGCCCAGGACGCGGCCTGAGAAGATCGAGCGGAAGGTGTCCCGCTGCATCGGCGTGACTTCGGCGCGGAAATAACCGGTGTCGTTGTAGGTGATGATCATCCGCCGAAGCTGCATGCGCCCAGCGCCGACCGTCATCTGACCACCACCTAACGCCTCCTCCTTGATCACCAGCTTCGAGAAGGTGTAGCGGAACTCATACGACCGCCCGATGATGAACTTCGTCACCTTCCCGTTCACGACAAAGGCGTTGTTCGCCCAGGTCGCCGGGATGACCTGACCACGCCGGTATGGGCCTTCATCCTGGCCGATGATCTGGAACTGTGATGGGGTATCCACGATGTACGGAAGGGTAATCCTGGTGGTGTCCGAAAGCGCATCATAGGTGACTGCGCACTGGCCTGCTTCCGCCCGCTGGTCGAGCAGGAACATGAACGGGATACCCTCGTCAAAGCGTCCAGCTTCTAGGCTAATCACCTCGAAGACGACTTGGCCATTTCGCTCCACCAGCATCCAAAGATCGCTTTCGATGAAGTCCACATAGAGTATCTTCGAGCCCGGTGGGAGCGTCCACTTCGACCACGCGGACTGTAGCTTTTCCAGCTCCTGCCAGTAGTATTTGTAGACGTAGAGGGCGTTGGGTTCCTTCGGCGTGAGCGCCACTAGGACATCCTCATTCGAGCTTGCGGCTAGCTTCGTGACGCCCCCAGGGATGTACTTAGGAACGTGAGCGGTGATGTCCGAGGCGTCATTCGTCTTGGTCTCCCCATCCACGTAATATTCCCGGATGCCGGAATAGGCCCCCTTGTTCATGGCGAAGTAGACGTTGCGCCCTGCCCCCACCGGCTTAGCCAGGAGCGATGCCTGGAACTCGGTGGTCTGGTTGATCGAGATCGTGAACGGGGTGAGCATGTCCGACGCACCAAGCATGAACTGGGTCTGATCGGAGAAGAGCAGCAGCGTTTCATTGAACGGAATCGCATGCCGGATAATGGATACCTTGGAATGGCTCACGGCCACGTCGATGGTGTCGGTGTCGAGGAGCTGGGTTGCCGAGGAGCGCCAAAAGCAGAAGAACTCACCCGACCGGGAGAACACAACGTTCTCGTCAGCGACAAGACCGAGGCGGTTCCGATGGAAGAAGAGGTCGTTCAACTGCTTCCCCACGAATGAAGGCGGGGGAATATTTTCGGCATCACCTACCTTGCGCTCATCCCAGGGGATTTGCTCGAAAGAAAAGGTGCCATTGGCGAGGCGCTTGAGCGCATAGGGGAGCGTTCCGCCGTCAAGCTGGTATTGCTCACCACCCTTGTAGCTCTCCTTCCAGACGCCGGTTGCGTTACCACCCGTTGGGTTATCGTATTCAACCCAATAGTTGTCGAAGCTGGATGAGCTGTCCCCGCGGATTTCCACACGGAAGCCATGGACCGACCTAGCCGGGAGGTCAGTGAACCGCTGGACATAATCCTTGCAAACCTTGATGCCCTGGTCGCCCAAGCCGTCCTTGGTTTCCACGGTAAAGTCGGTGTTCGTCTTCCGGACCACATGAAGGGTGGAGCCGTGGAGATACAGGTTATAGCTCGCGGTGAACGTCGCATCAGCGTTGAACTGATTGAGGAGCTGGTTCGCGATATAGTCTGTCGCCACCTGCTCGGCATGAGCGGCTGTCGAGCCGTCCGGTGTCTTGAATGTCTTCGAGATGCCGCCAATGGTGAGGGTATAGTTCAGGCCATAGGCCCCCTGGCGGACCCATACCAACGCTTCCCGTTGACGGGTGGGCGTGAGGGTCGATTTCATTTGGACGGTCACGGCCTTGTTGAGAAGGAACGTGTAGTCAGCCACCGTTACGGCGGTGAAGTGCTCATCGGGGGTGGCCGAGTTGAGGTAGGTCTTCCCGTTGGGGAACGCCACGGTGATCTCTGAGCCGTCCATTCGGAAGACCCTGAGGTTCCCGTTCGTGGCCACCACGACATACCGTTCGTTCACGTCGCGATTGATGGTGTGAATGTAGGCGCGGCCCAGGGACGTGTCGCTGATCTTGGCGATGAACCGGGCCGGTGGGCGCTTCTTGAGCCCCTCGACCACGGAGCTATAGCCGTTGAGCTGAGCTTCGGCCTGAGAGGAAAGCCGCAGGGAGTACGGCTGCTGGGAGACCCCATTGATGAGGTTCGGGATAGTCGAGCTGATCAATGTCATCGGGAGGTGACCTCACCGATGAAGGAGTTGTCCAGGATATTGAGATCAGCGGTTTCCCCCTCGGCATCCTCCAGGGCAAACAAGGCCATCTGCTCATCCCGCAGGGAGAAGTTGGAGAGCAGCTCGGAGCCGATCTGGCCTTCCTGGAAGCGGCGACCGGCCTTGATGGTGATGTAGGTGCGCGCCGCTTCCGGTAGCTCCTCGAAGGGGAGCAGGAAGACGATCTCGACCTTCACCGTCTTGCCGATCTCGAAGGTATGGTTCCTGCGGTCATAGAGCCGCTGCCCACGGACGACGAGATCAAGGCTCTTGTCGGCCCCGGTGGTGTCCACCTTGAGGGCGTTCCGGGGGAGCTTGATCTCACCCTCGGGATATGAGGGGGCAATCGGGTAGTCTTCTTCGGTGTTCCAGTGCCAGCCCTTGAGCTGGACCGCTCGGTTGACTGCGGAGAGCGCCTGGAGCGCCATCACAGCGTCGATGACGCCGCTGTCCTCCACGCTGTTGACTGGAGGTTCGCCAATGGTGGCGATGATCTGGTTCACAGCTTCGAGGACCGTAGTGGGGGTATCTGCCAGCATGGGCGGGCCTCCGGTCGATAGATGAAAAAAAGGGGAGCAAGCCGAAGCTCACTCCCCAAGTTGACGGTGGATATCTATCCGTATGTGGATAGGATTAGGCGGCAGAACGCACTTCGATGGAAGCCTGCGGGCGCAGGATGCCATGGCCTACGGCGTACTTCGAGATAACGAAGTGAGCCTGACGGCGCGGGTCGTAACCGGCGTCGAGGCCGAGATCGAGCAGCTTGACCGTACCGACCGCCTGCTTCTGCATGACGAGCATTGCCGTCTTGGAGAAGTCGCCAGCGTAACGGGCCGGTTCACCACCAGCCTCGACACCTGCTTCGATGAGGGTGCTGGGCAGGTTGTTGGTCTTGACGATCTCGATACCGGCTACGCGGTAGACCTTGCCGTCCGAGTACGCACCAGCGCCACCGAAGTCGCGGTTGATGGTCTTCTCGGCCTGGACCAGCTTGTAATACTGGGCCGGACGGACGAAGGCGTAGCGGTCTTCTTCCGGAACGTCCTTCTCATCGAACTTCTGCGCAGCAGCGAAGAGAGCAGCGGCGAGATGGTCACCGTTGGCGAGGAAGTCAGCCGACTGGGGCATGCCGCTTTCGGTCGGAAGGACAACGGAACCACCCGGAAGGCCCGAGACCGCGTTAGCGGCACGAGCTGCCAGGACGCCGACCTGGAGGATATGACGGTCCATGACCTGGGCGAGCTTGCGGCCCTGCTCGGTCGTCACGATGGAACGCATGTCGTAGTGGTTCTTCGCTTCATCGATGTTCGCGAAGTAGGCATCCGAGACCAGGAGGTCATCGATATGGATGAGGACTTCGTTCTGGTTCACCTTCTGGCCCAGCAGCTCCGCACCCGGAGTATGGTAGAAGGCGTCGATGAGACCGGTCGCCGGGAAGGCAGCGGACTTGCCCGAAGAGATGGAACGGGTCATGTGGCGGTCAGCCATCACCGTCGCCTTCTCAAAGGCCGTCAGAACTTCACCGGCATAGATCTTTGCGAAAGTCGCATCGACGGAACCGGCACCGTTGATCTGGCCAAGGCGCGTGATATTTGCATCAGTCATTTTGGATTTCCTGTGATGAGCTTGGAAGTTGATCAGGCTGTCCAGCGAACTCGTCACAAGCAGAGCCAAGGTTATCCTCCGCAGAGGGCAATGGGTCGGCGTGTGTTGTTCTCGGGATTTACCTTTGCGTCACCGCGCATATCTTTGAGCGCAGTGTGACTAGCTTCATCATCAGGATGGAGACCGGCCCGAAGGCCGATCTATTTCTTGCAGAACTTCTCCCACTTCAAATTGTAGGAGAAGACTTCTCTTTGGGTCCCCTCGGTGTCGGCCTCATGCCAACTCAAGGGTTTGGCTATGGAGCAGAACGAGGGTTCAGGGGGTGGACCGCTGGTAGTCGCGCATCCGCTCGCGGAGAGCATCAAGCTCGCCAGTAAGAGCATCAGCGTCGATCTGGTCAGCAGCTTCCTTAGCGGCCTCATTGATTTGCTCCTGGGCTTCACGAACCTCATCCCTGCCCTCCTCACGGAGCCGGGTTTCGCGGTACGTCTCAAGGAGACGCAGAACGATATTCAGGATGAGAGTGAGGAGGGAAAAGGCTGTGGTCATTAGGTCTTAGCCTTGACCTCGGGCTTCTTGGCCAGGACCGAGGCGAGAACCTCAGCGACCTTATAAGCCTTTGCCAGGACTGCATCGTCCTTCGGCGTGGGGGTGAGCTTCACGATCAGGGCGGCAAGCGCCAGGACTGCGAAGACGATGTTGAGTAGCTCGCTGGAGTTAGCGACTACCCAGGCGAATACGTCTGCCATGGGTTTCCTTTCGGGTTAGAAGACGTTCGAACGCCCGATCTTCGCCTGGACATCAGCACGGTAGGCTGCGTCCTTGGCATAGCGGGGGTCGGACATTGCTGCGGTGATTTCTGCGGTGGACCGGAAGGCATCGCCCTGGTCATCGCCGTTGCCACCATTGAGGAGGCTCGGCTCGTCACCGACTGCGGACTTGTACTTGGCCTGGAGGCCGGTGATCGCAAGCTTGATGCTATCGACATCGCCGCCATCCATGACCTTGTTGAACGCGGTGATTTCCTGCTTCGACATATTGGAAGCAGCCCAGCCGACCATCTGGCTGTAGCCTTCGGCACCGCCGAACTGGCCCTGGATATCGGTGATCATCGCCTGGGCCTGGGCTTCCTGGCCAGCGATGTAGGCATCCACGATCTCCTTCGGCACACCGGCTTTTTCCAGCGCGTCGTAGGTCGCGGTGGAGAGTTCGCCGTTCTGTGCGTACTCGGTCGAGAAGGCATTGAAGTCGAGACCCATAGCTTCGACCTGAGCCTGGGCTTCCTGGGCATTGGCCGGGAGTTCCGGAGTACCCTCAGGCTTGCCGCCTTGCTTGGCCTCAAGGGCAGCATAGGCATCAGCCATGGCCTTCATCGGGTCTTCGGCGGAACGGAACTTCTCCGGAACCCAGTCCGGGATTTCCTTTGCACCAGCGGCGGGAGCTGCCGGTTGCTCACTTGACGGCGGCGTCAGAGCTGCATCGGCCTTGGCGAGCATAGCAGCTTCGTGGCCTTCGGGTGCGTTTACCGGCATTGCATTTGAAGTGGATGGGGTCGTCATCAATAGTCCACGATGGTGAAGCCCGTAGACCATGAGGTGCTGGTCGAGGGCGGGGTTACGGTTTCGGGGGTAGGCTTGGGGGCCTCCTCCGTTTTCTTGGTTCGGACACGCTTCGGCTTCGGAGCTTCCACCGGGGCCACCTCAGCGGTGACCTCGGGAGAAACTACGGGTGTGGCCACGGGCGTCTCCGGTGTCGCCACTGGGGCGACCTCGGGGTTTTCCATGGGTTATCCTTGGGCTTCGGGTTTGAGCTGGTCGCGGACGGCTCCAGCCATTTCCGGGACGAACTGAGATGCCATCGCCTGCATCTGCTTCTGCTGGCGGGCCTGTTGAACTTCCTGATCGGAGCGGACAAGGCCGGTGGCTTCGATGCCGATGGCGGTTGCTGCTCGCTTGATGTAGTCGCTCACGTTCAGGTACTCGGCAATCACCTCCGGACCCAACGGGGCGAGGCGCTGGAGTAGGCTGTCGAGCTTCATCTGATCATGACCACGGCCAAGGGCTTCGAGGCCCGTGGTGATCGCTGGCTTCACCACACCCGAGGGAAGCGTGGGGAGTTTCCCAGTGCGCTCCAGGGAGAACATGATGCGAGACACGAGTGGGAGCTGGAACTCCTGGGACAGGATGGAATAGACGCCACCCAGGGCATCCTCCAGCTCGCCCGCCATGTAGCGGATTTCCTCGGCGGTCACTCGCTCACCGGACCGCTGGATAGCGGAGTTGAGGAGGAAGGCCATGGCAAGCCGCTGGCTGATCTCGCTCATCGTCTCTTTGGCGATGCGGAAGTCGGCGTACTTGTCGAGCTGGAGGAAGGTAACATCGGAAGCGTCACCGGAACGGACGGCCCCATTCGGAGCCTCGGCAATGGTCTTCTTGCTGGTGGTGCCATTCGGCTTGACCAGGATGAGGATTTTGGCGGCGGCTGCGGAGCCTTCGACAATCGCCTTCGTCAGGACTTCTAGCGACTTGAGATCGCCATAGTATTCCTCGACGTAGCCACGGCCATAGTCTTCGCCGTCGATCTTGGTGAACCGGAGCGGAATCCAGGCAGACTTACCCTTAGGATAGCTGCCTTCCGTACCGGGAACCTTGACGCCCTCGACCTCCTGGTAAATCCGCCATTGCCCGTTCACGAGCTTGACGTGGGTGTAGAGGTCCATGGTCTTATCTGCCGAGAGAGCATTGTTATACTTCTGGCGGGCATTGGGACCGAGCTTCGATACGAACGCCGGGGGCAGCGTATCAGGGGCTACGGTTTCCTTGGTGATATGCTCCAGGACGTTACCCATCGGGTCACGCTTGACCACAAAACGGTCTAGCCGGAATGCCCTCATGCCACCCTCGGGAGGGAGATAGAGGAGGACGTTGCCGGAAATGATGAGCTGCTTCAACGCCTCAAAGGCGGTGACGCGGATAGCTGCTCCCTCGATCTGCGTCATCACGGCGCGCTCGACTTTGCCGAGGGCTTCCTCAACGAGCGCCTTCATGCCTTCCTGCTTCGTGAGTTCTTCAATCGTGAAGTCGTCAATGAGCAGCCGGAAGATCGGAGCGTTCGGTGGGAAAAGTGCCAGGAGAAGCTTGGAAGCCAGGTTGTTGACGCCTCGTGCCCCGATGCCCTGGAATGGGGTCGGGAGAGATGCGTCACCGGAGTGGCCTTCGGGAGGGAGCAGCGTGGGAATGGTTAGTTTCGCTGCGCTTCGGGCTCTTGATAGGAACGGTTCACGCAGCCGCATGAGCTGCGAATAACGCGCAGCAGCGGTCTTTGCCATGTTGGGTTCCTTAGGCTTGCGGGATATTCAGCCCGGTAGCGCCGCCCGTGTTTCCAGCATCAAGCTTGATACGGAGCGAGTTGCGGCCCTTCTTGCGGGCCTTCTGGACGGAGGTGTCGTTGTCTTCCTCGCGGACGACATCGCCCTGGGCCGTAGCAGCCGAGGGTGCAGGCGGGGCCGGAGCTGGCGCGGCTGGCTCAGACTGCGGGGGTTTGGGGGTCTTGCACATTAGGGTGACCTTTTCAGGCGTCCCTTGTTCTGCTCCTCAAACTGGAAGCGGAGGAACTGGACCACCCTGCCTTCACCGGCCTTCGCCCAAAGCTCTCGCTCGGATTGCTTTAGGTCGGGGTAGGACGGCGGGAAGTTTTTCTCCAATTCCGTAAGCAGAACTTCGGGAATGGGTGGGAAGGATTGAGACATTGGAAAGTAGCCTCCTATGGTGGGCTGTAATCAGAAGCGGGTAACCGCCTCCAATACTTGTTGCTCCAGCTCCGGGATGGTCCCGTCATTGATGAGCGCCTTGTCGAAGGCGTGATTGGAGAGCAAACCCTCAGAGGGATGATCGGAAACCGAGATTTCTACTCGTGGGTTGTAAACGCACCACGTCTCACCACCCATCGCCTTGATGAGGTCGTACTCGTTCGGGAAGCGCATATCGTCAATGATCACGCGCTTGCCCCCATCGATCAGTTTGCGGACCTTTCGGCCAGCAATGGTAATCCAGAGGTTTGTGTCGAGGGCCTTCCGGCCAGCCTCGGTGCCCATCACCTGCTGGATGCGGCGAGAGCTGAGAGCGTCGAAACCGTACTCGGCCAGGGATGTCTCCTTGAGGTGGCCTTCCAGGTAGTCCGGGAGTTGTTCTTCGGGGACGCCCATCTCCTTGAGGAACACGGCAGTGACCGCTTTCACGGGACCGGCGAACTTCACCAGGGAGAATCCCAGCCCCTCGATAAGGAACTGGGATGCGGTGGACTTCCCCATGCGGGATGCAGGCGAATAGAGCCCGATCAGGTTCGGGGTTTTGGAGACCAAAGGATTGGTTCCTTCTTCTTGAAGTCATAGTCGGAAGCGCGGAGGATGCGGGCAACGCGGGCCTGCTGGAGGGCATCAGCTTCGGTGAGACCGGCTCGATTGAAGGCTGACACAACCGAGGCCCACGGGTCGGCGGTGATGCTTTCATCCCAACGGGTTTCGATCTGGCCCTTACGAGCGCCACGGGTGAGCATGTGTTCGTAGGGGATGAAGAGCAGGCCCTCATCAAGGATGCGCTTGGCTTCCACCGGGCCGACCCCAGGGCACCCGGAGTAGCCATCCGTGGTGTCCCCCGTGAGCGTCTGGAAGAGATGCCACCAGTCGGCCTCGGCCTGGGAGATTTCCATGATGCCGTCATCAAGGCGATGGACGAACAAGCCTGGAATTGTCTTCATATCCTTGTCGATGGATACGATGACCTTCTCACCCTTGATGACCGGGGCGGTCGCCAAGATGCCCATGCAGTCGTCACCTTCGAGGCCAGGACGGAAATAGGCATCATGTTCGTCAATGAGCCACTGCTTGATGGTCTTGAGGACCAGGGGCTTCTTCACGTTCTTGCGGTTGCCCTTGTAGGAAGGCAGGACACCGAACCGGAAGTTACCCTCGCTGTCGGTCAGGCAGAGCTTCATGGCGGTGCCGTTCAGCTCATCCATGTAGCGATCGAGCATTTCGAGGACGGCTGCTTTCACGGCCTCCTCGTCACAGTGCCAAGTCCAGTAGCCGTCACCCCAGTGGGTGGCGACCTCCTTGGACGCGGCAGCGTTATAGGCCACCACGTCCGCGTCAATCAGTAGGGTGCGGCTCATCGCATGCCCCTCCCGAGGGAGTAGAGGTGAGGCACGAGTTGACGAAGGATTTCTTCGGTAATGCCCTCAGCGATCTTTCGGTAAACGACGATCTCGCCGCGCTCGCCCCTGACCTTTTCCATCTCTTCAACCTCGACGCGGGCTTCCATGCCCTTGCCGTTGACCTTGAAGAGGACCAAGAAATTATCCTTGAAATGCAGAACCGAACGTTCGGCATGGAGCTTGACGAACTCAGCCTTGATGCTGTCGAGCTGCTCGTGGACGACCCGTTTTACCTTGGCTTCGGCCTTGGCTTCGACCTCGCCGTAGAGCCGAGCAGCATCAGCGGCGTCATGCGGCTGTTGTTTTATGTGGGTCGAGGAGGAGTAATGGTCCCCTCCCCGGTAACTGCGGTCAAACATCAGGCTTCACCTCGCAAGGTGTGGAGGTGTTGGATGCCAGCGGCGGTGATGCGCCACTCCCGGCCGTAGAGACCGGTGGCGATGCGGGTGGTGATGAAGCCGTCAGATGCGGCCATGCCGATGAGGTCGGCGTGTTCTCGGGCGAAATCGCTCTTGGTCTTGAAGGGACCGTGCCAAGCGCGGCTGAGAACGTCAGTGAGTTTCTTTCCAGTTGTTGCCAATTTTGAACTCTCCGTCGATTGGGCAGCGGAACTTGAAGTGAGCGGTGCAATCCCTCATCGCCTGGACGAGGACTTCACCGACTTCGGTTGCGATTGCTTCGCGGGCATCGACCTGCATTTCGTCGTGGACATGCGCCACGAAGGCATAGTCACGGCCGAATACATATCCGCGCCTGGATAGCTCCAGATACGCGAAGACGGTCGCCTGCTTGGCGATGAGGGCACCTGCGGATTGCAGGAGGGTGTTGAGGGCAGCATGTGCCGACCGGATGTGAAGCTTGCGTCCATCCAGGCCGATGAGGTAGCCGCGCTCAGCGGCCTTAGAGACGGCCTCACGAAGCTTCGCGATAGCCGGGGTCTTGTCCAGGAAGCTCTTCTTGAGGCGCTTCCCTACCCGCTTGAGGTCTTCCTCAGTTGGGCTTGGGTTATACCCCAGCTCGTTCTTGGCTGGGAAATACTTCTTGTAGACCGAGCAGCCTAGTCCGTCGCGGACCTCGCGCATTGCGATGTCTGCCACAATAGACCCGGCCTTCGCATCACCGGCACCGTAAAGGAAGCCGTAGATGAACGTCTTGGCCCCACCACGGAAGAGCTTGTGGATTGGGAACCGATCTTCATCTCGCTCAGTCCCGGCAGGGACGAAGCCAAGGGCGAGGACATTGACCCAGTGGATGTCTCCTTCGAGGAGCATTCGGCCATATTCGCCGTCATCGTATCGAGCCATGAAGTGGGCAAGGCATCGCAGCTCAAGGCCCGAGAGGTCGGCACCAACGAGCTTGCGCCCTTTACCGACACCGAACAGGGCTCGGCAGTCCTCACCGTAGGGGGCACCCACTGAGGGCACCTGGGCGACATTAGGGCGGGAATGGGTGCAGCGCCCGGTAACGGCACCGTTCGTATTTACGCCACCATGGATGCGGCCCTTGCGCACAAGGCGAAGCCACGCTTGATCACCCTCGGCAAGCTGGCCGATGCGTTTCTCGATGAGGAAATGGTGAGCGAGAACCTTAGCCTCAGGCCAAGGCAGCTTAGAGAGAATCGTCTCATCGACCTTTGGCTGACCATTAGGGGTGAACTCCTCAGGCTCCCAGCCGAACTCCTTCAATCGCTGGGCGATCATCTGGCGGCTGGAGGGGTTGAACTCTACGAGTTTCTCTTTGAAGGTCGGGACGCCTTTGACGTACCCCATCTTCTTATTGTTCGCCTTGGGGACGAACGGGGTCCGCACCAGGACAGGCGGGAAGGAAGCCTTGAGCTTCTCTGCGATTTCCTGGCGCTTGGCGATTAGTGTGGCATAGAGCTTGGCTGCTTCTTCTTCATTGAAGCCGAAGCCGTACCGCTCCTGCATAGCGATGACAGTGGCGAAGGCATGCTCCAGCTCGATGGACTGAGGGGCATACTGCTTTGCATCGATACGCTTGAGCAGTTCACGGGTGACCGCGATGTCCTGCTCGCAATAGGTCTGCATCTCGGGCGACCAGTTGGCCCAGGGGTCGAGCCCCTGTTCCTCCATCATCTTCGAGTAGTCGCCCTTCCATTCCCCGAGGCGGAGGCCCCAGGCTTCAAGGCCGTGGGAGCCAATGAGCTTGCCTGGAAACTTCCCCTTGCGGGATTGCTTCGCGTCCCAGTCCCCGAGATTGGAGAAGATGAGACGGGACAGAACGAGGGTGTCCGTGATGATGCCCTTAGGCTTGAACCACGGGTAAACCTTCTGGATTGCCGGGATGTCGAACTTGATGATGTTGTGGCCGACGAGTTCCCCGGCCTCCATGAGCAAGCGCACGGCCTGCTCAATGGTGATGGTGATCACAATACCCGCTGCTTCGTTCGGGTTTTTCCAGGTGTCGGCGTGATCATGGGCGGAATACATGACCCCGGTTTCGAGGTCTTCCATGCAGACCGAATGGATGCGGTCCATGGTTTCAAGCAGCCCGTTGCTCTCAATGTCGAAGTTGTAACGGGAGCCTTTGATCGTCAGCGGCGAACCATCAGGGTTACGCCAGATAAAGCTTGGGGTTTCCAAGGGGATGTCCTCTCGCGGGAGTGACACCCACGAGCAAGAAAAAACCCCCTTCGATTAGATCGGAAGGAGGTTCGTCGTGGGGGTAATGTGGGGAGTGACCAGCTTGTGGTCGGGGTACTTTTCCTTGAGCCGCTCGAAGCGGCGCAGGCTACGGGCCTCATCGCCCTGGCGAAGCAGGGTGAAGGAGTTGCCCAAGGCGTCCGTGAGGAACGCGGTGGTGTAGTCGAAGGACCAGCCGCCGAACTCATTGATCCACGCGGCGATCTGGCAGATGCCGAAGTCATTCCGCTGGGCGACACCGAGCGGCGAGAGATCGACCGCGTTGTCCAGGAAGATCACGTTGAGGTCGATCTCCCCGAACTTCGAGTAGCCGACCACGGCGACCACCTCACCAAGACCTTCGCAGGACGGCGGGATGTTCTGGACACGGGCATAGCCCCTGCCCTCCAGGTATTCGTTGAGGGAGTTGAGGGCGTCCATCGACCACGGGATGAAGATATCCAGGTCTTTCACTGGGGCTCCAAGGAAGTGGTCCCTAAGCGCCCCACCGGAGAGAACCGGGTTCGTGCTGGTGGCTTGCCCGATCTCGTCAAGGACTTTCCTCCAGTCAGCCGGAAGCGGCCCCGAGGCGGGGAAGATATTGTGCAGGTTGTTCATGGGGTTTCCTTAGAAGCCGTAGACGTCGAACGAGCGGTCGCTCTGCTGCTGGCGCTGGTAGTTGGTCAGTCGGTTGAGGCGGGCTTTGGAGATGTCATCGTGGGTTACCTGTTCGCCACGGAGGGCTTCCAGGATTGCCAGTTCCATCTTGTGAGCCACCTGCCTTGCGGCATCCTTCGCCATTTCGGCATGAGCGAGGAGATCACGGCGATGCTCGGGAGCAATGCGGAGAGACATGCCGAGCTGGCGAACTTCCACTTGATCCATCCGGTAGGTGTGGTTCTTTCCTGCGTGGACGACCACACGGAACGGCGCGGGCTCGGTGATGATCTGGAATGGGAGCGGCTGGCCATCCATCATTCGGTCGATGGATGCTTCGAGCTTGTCGTTCTTCGCCATCAGCTCCGTTTGCTGAGCGATCATCTTGCTCATCTGCGTCCGGAGAATTTCATTGGCGGCTTCCGCCCGCTCCGCTCGGTCCAAGGCTTGGCCCAGGTAGGACTTGAGATCGCTGATCTTCTTCTGGAGTGCCCGCTTAACGAGCCGGGTCTTGCGGCCTTGGTTCTTGAGGAACTCGACATTGTATCGCTCCAGGGTGACCTCGGCTTCCAATGTGGAGTTGCGCTCACTGAGCGTCCGAATAGTCGCAGCCTGCTTCGCTGCTCCCTCAATGAGGAGCTGGTTGTTACCTTCCAGGGTGGCAACGTGCTGCGCGGTCATGTGCAGCGAGTTGATGGCCATCTTTACGTGCTGGTTCATGGGATAGCTTCCGGTTGTGGATATGAGAACAAAGGTAGAACATTGCCCTGCTCCCCGGCAAGAGGGAAATAGGACAATGTTCCTATGCTGTGGATGACTGGGGGTAGATAAGGATAACATTCCTAGAAAGGAATATCCCCGCACGTCTCGTCTTGGAACGTTTTCTCGTCCGGAAGCTCGGTCTCGAAGAGCCTGCCGGTGTCTTTCTCGTACCCCAGGTAGATGACTTGGCCGGTAGCTTGGCCGGTGTATCTGTCCTTGAGGACGCGGAACGTGGTGATGGACCTCATCTCCTCGTTCTCATGCTGCTGGTCGCGCTCCAGGCCGAACATGTAATGGCACCAGAAGCCGATGCTCCGGGAACCTTTGAAGTGCCTGATCATGACCCGGCCACCTTCCTCGTGGGGCTTGCCCTCAGGGGTTGCTAGGTGGCTGATGAGGATGATCATGCAGTCCAGCTCTTTCACGAGACCGCCGATCTCAGACATGATGACCTCAAGCGCCTTCCGCTCGTCCTCCTCCGCAGCGGCAAGCGCCGTGAGGTGGTCGAGGTAGAAGATGCGGACGCCCTCAGACTTGTTGAGGAAGCGCATGGTTTCCCGGATGACTTCCCAGTCGGTCGCCCCGAAGCTGTCGTAGAGGAAGAGCTTGCCGCCAGCTTCGAGCTGGTCCACGGCCTGGGTCAGTTCGTCATTCGTCCATCCCGAATCAGGGACATGGAAGCGACGACCGGCAAGCTTTCCAGCTACCCGGCGTCCGGTCTCTTCGGGCTGCTGCTCCAGGAAGAACAGGCCCACCGGCTGGTTAAGCTCGGTGATGTCGAAGACGATCTGCTGGGTGAGGAAGTCGGTCTTGCCAATCCCGGTGCCAGCGCCCAGGGCATACAGCTCGCCATAGCGGCGACCGTAGGTGAGCTGGGTGAGAGACCCGAGCCACCAGGGAAGGCCCCACTCGATTGGCTTGAGGAGCTTTTCCTTGATGTCCCCGAGGGTGACGATGCCGTCCGGCCGGTGCGTCTTGGCGTTCCAGATGGCTTGAACGATCTTGTCGCCCTCACCTGCCAGAAGCATCTCATTGGCATCCTTGCGGGGAAGCTCGGCAATCTTGACCTTGCCCGAGGGGAAAAGATCGAGGCAGGCTCGGGTTGCTTCCCTCCCCGGCTCGTCCTGGTCGAACATGAGGACGACTTCCTCAAAGCTGTTGAGCCATTCCAGGTTCTTGGCCAGGGACTTCTTTGCGCCCTGGGCACCGTTCGGGATGGAGACCACCGGCCACTTGTTGCCCTGGACCTGGGAGACCGACATGGCATCGATCTCGCCTTCCGTGATCACCACGCGGCGACCACCGGACGGCCATAGGTGTTGCCCAAAGAGCTGGGCATCACGGGAGGAACCGATGAAGGAAAAGTTTTTGTCGGCATCGCGGGTCTTCTGGCCCACGAGGTTGCCGTCCTCATCGTAATAGGGTGCGGCCTGAACGGTCTTGCCATTCTTATTCTGGCCGACCAGATAGCCGAACTTCCGGCACGTCTCTTCTGTCAGCCCACGCTTGGGCAAAGCGCGGTACTCGCCCTGGATGGGGTCAAACATTGTGGTGCCTTTGGGTTTGGTTTGGATGGGTGGGGAGCCATCGCCGGGCTCGTGGTAGCCGCAGCCAAAGCAATGGCCGTGGCCGTCCGAGTAGCGCCCGAGGTTGTCTCGGGAGCCGCACTTCGGGCATGGCTCCTTGTGAAGAAAGGAGCTGTCTTCTTGCATGGTGGAGGGGTTAGCCCTTGGGGAGCTTGTGGACGCCTTCGAGCATCAGCACGTTGGCGTGGTCGATGATGTCGGCCGCTTCCGCAGTCGTCAGCTCACCGCGACCGACCGCCCCAGCCAACGCCTGGGCGTAGCTGGTGACGATCATGGTCATGATTGCGTCGAGGGAGACGATAGGGAGGCGCACCAGTGGAGGCCGCCGGTCACCCTTCATCGACCCACCAGGAGCCAGAGGTCTTGACCTGGGGGTTGATAGGTGACGCAGGAGGAGAGGATGAGGAGGAGAGCGATGGTGACCGGGAGGAAGATGATGAGAGGCACGATCACTCCCCAGCGAAAGCACGGAGGAGTGCCAGGGCTACGGCGTTATCGCCCAGCATGACCTCATCGCGAACCCGGTTAGCCTCAGCCTTTATAGCTTCGACCCCCGGCAGATAGTCGTCATTCACATGTTCGAAGTTGATGTATTCAGACACATCGAACAGGTCGGACACCGCCACGGTGTGATAGCGGTCACGCTTGATCTCCGTCTTGGCCGGGAGCTTCCCCTCCATAAGGAGCCGCTGTAGCTCTTCATCAGAGATCGCCTTGGCCGGGACAGTGCAAGCCTTCTTGAGGTCTTCTAACTTCCGCTTCTCGATAGTGTCGATGCGGGCCATGGTGTATTTGACTTGCTGCTGGTTCATGATCAGCGGACCCGTGCCGACCGAAGGCGATACTCAGCATACGGCGAACCGTTCGGGTCTTCCTTCATGAGGGTGTCGATCTTCATACCCTGGGCCTTGAGATCGTGGACGCGGGCAGCGAGGCGAAATGCACCATAAAGCCCGATGGCTTCGAGCTGGGTGAGCGAGCGGCCAGAGAGGAAGTGCTGGCGGATGCGTTCAATCTTCGTGGTCAATGTCTCAGGCTCCGTGCTGGAGGAAGTTGCGGAGAAGGCCCAGCTCAGCGGAGACCTTGCCGGACTTGATTGCTGCGGTCGCGGTGGCAGCGAGGGAACGCTTGACGCTCACCTTGCGGTAACCCTTGGTCGGGTGAAGGACGCGCTCGGCGGTGGAGGAGATCGGGCGCTTACGGGAAACGGGCATTGGTTTTCCTATCGGTTATCGATTGCGCATTGGCGCTGGGAACACAGAAGCCCCCGGCCCGTGAGGACCGAGGGTTTGTGAGGGTTGCTATGGTGGGTTCTAATCAGCGGACGCGGATGGTCTGGCCGATCTTGAGAGCCTTGATCTTGATGCCGGGATTGAGCGCCGTGATCTGATCGACCGAGACGCCGCACTTGCGGCTAAGGGCAAACAGGGTGTCACCCTCGACAATCGTATGGTAGGCCCAGCCGTTGTCCTTCGGCGCTGTCTTCGGGGTTTCCGGGACCGGCTTCGGGTTCACTGCTGGCTGCTTCGTGACGAACACGCCGGTCTGGTTGATCCAGTTCCGAACGTCGAAGCACGGGCAGTCCTTGGCCACCTTCGGGAAGTCGCGGTGACCCTGGATGGTAGCCTTCGGGTACTTGGCCTTGAGCTGGATGAGCAGCTCGGCCAGGGCGGCGTACTGGGCTGAGGTGAAGTTGTCTTCGCTGTGACCCTTGGCATCGACGCCACCGACTAGGCAGATGCCTACCGAGATGGAGTTGTAGCCTTCAACGTGAGCGCCGATGGCATCGACCGGGCGACCGATCTCAACGCGGCCATCGCGGCGAATGACATAGTGGTAGCCGATCATCAGCCAGCCTTTGGCGCGGTGCCAGCGGTCGATGTCGGCGCGGCCAATGTCCGCAGAGGGAGGCGTGGCCGCACAATGCACGGCGATGTAGTCCGTGCGGGTACGGGATTTCATGCTCATGGGGTTTCCTTGATCCACCCCAGGGGGATGGTCTTGTCCGCGAACTGGAAGCCGTACTTGCGGCACCAGTCGGCATAGGTCGTTGCGGATGTCTTGGAGATTTTCGCCTTCGAGTTTGAGAAGACGAAGCGGATGTCCAGCTCGGGATGCTGGGCCTTGATGAGGATATGCTTCTGGCGGTCGGCGGTAACGAAGCGGCCTTTGGTTTCGATGATGATGCCGTTCGGCAATTCGAAATCAGGGGTGTAGGTCGCAGCTCGGGCAGGCTTGGTGTACTTGACCTTGCGCTGCTCGAACTTCACTTCGATGCCCAAGGCTCGGAGCTGGTCAGCGACCTTCTCTTCGAGCCCCGAGCGGAAGCCATTCCGAAGTGCATGCTCCCGCATCTCACTGGTGAGGGTGCGGGCTACCATGCTTAGAACTCGACCTCTTCTTCACCAGCCGGTGCTTCACCCTCGTCACCGGAAAACGGGCTCTCGCCGTCTTCGTCCTTGGTGTATTCGTAGCCGTCTTCTTCACCGAAGCCGTAGGCCGATGCGGACTTGTCGCCGAACTGGCGAAGCTCGATGATCTGCACCGCTTCGAGCGCCAGTTTGCAGGACGCACCCACGGTCGTGGTCGGGGCATAGGGGATAATCTGGAAGCTGATCTTGCCGATGGTGCCACCACCGATCTCGACCTCGCCCTTGATCGGCTTGCCCTTGGCATCGAACAGGGCGGGCTTGCGGGTCCACGGCTTGCCGGTCTTCTTCGAGACGCCGGACGCCTTCATCGTGAACTTGAACTCGACATCGCCGGTCGGCTCGCCAGTCTCGTCATCCTCGACGTGGGCATACGGGAGGTATTTGGTCTCCCACTTCTTCGCCTCGGCTGCGTTCTTCGCGTTGGCCTTGGCCTCCTTGAGGCTGTCGGCTGCTTCCTTGTCGCACTTGCTGATCAGGTCAGCCACGCCGGGGGCATCGGATGCGACGATGAGTTTGACCGAGTATTCACCCTCGGCTTTGAACTTGGTGTCCGGAGTGGTGAGCTTCGGGAATTTGAAAGCGCCCTTCGGGGAGTTGAGGGTCGGGCGCTGTGGTGCTTTTGCCATGATGTTTCCGTTGGCTTGAGCCCAAACAGAAAAACCCCCTGGCCGAGGTGGCGCAGGGGGCGAGCTTGGGTGGATTGTTAGGATTGCTATGGTGGGTTCTAATCGGTCAGCGGGGACGCTTCCGGGGAACTAAGGGAGGCAAGCTACGGCCTCGGGTCCATGGATAGGTGACGACCTTTCCGCCTGTGCATCCGCACATCCAGGAGTGACCAGTGAGGAATGGCGCCCTCTGGCCATTGGGCAGCATGAGGATGATGCTATCGCTGCGGAGCGTGTGGAAACCCTTCCCATCGCAGCGGGGGCAATCGACTATGCGCTCCACTTTGTCGCGGTAGCGGAGGTAGATCATTCGCTTTTCCTAGTTGTCAGGTGCGCTCGACCAGCTTGAAGCCAGCCCGTACCTGGGCGGCTGCGTGGTCCATGTTGCGCTTTGCGTATTGGATACTGAGTGCCGTCTGGTGACTGCGGGTTCGCCTCAGCTCTTCGCGAAGGAGAGCCAAGGTCCGGCAGCAGGAAGACACGGTGCTTGTCGTAGGGGTGTCCTGGTTCACGGCTTGATCGCCTCCAGGGTCCAGACCGTCTTGACCGAGAGCTTCTCGGCCTCGACTTCCTTGGGCCACTTCGTGCGGAACTCCCGCCAGTTGTCCCAGGTTATGGGGCGGACCGGCCGGTCGTTCTTGTCGAAGAGCATCAACGCCCGCTTGCGACGGTAGGCGGTGATGGTGGTTACGAACGGTCCCTTGGTGATGAGGAACTGGGTCTTGGCGAGGTCGTAGCTCATGGCTGGACCTCCTCGAAGCGGTCGGCGGTGAAGTAGTTGCCTGGCTTCTCGACCAGTTCAACACCGGGGGTATTCTCCATGCCCGGGATACAAGGCTCGCTGCCGTCAGGCGCACCATGGAAGGTCCGCTTGACGGTGTAGGTCTCGCCCTCGGTGATTGGGATGCCTGCTTCCGGGGCGCGGATGCAGAGGACGGGCTGTCCCTTCTTGAATGGATGGCTCATCGGCGGTGTGCCTTGGCCAGAGCGGCTACGTCATAGCCCTGCTCACGAAGCTCGGTGCCCATAGCGAACGTGATGTTCCGGCCCGACCGCCAAATGGCGATAGCCTTGCCAAGGGTGGACTGCATTTCGTTGAGGTTCGTCATGGGGATTTCCTTTGTCGCGTTGTGAGGATTTCTATGGTGGGTTCTAATCATCTGAGGGAACCTATGCGCAGGTGGATGAGTTAGGCGAAAAAGAAAGGACTCTCCAGGACTTGAGACAAATCCAGAGAGCCCTTCTTGGGCAGCGTTGGGAGGGCTTCGTGATCGACACCGAGCATCATGGCGATCTCCTCCTTGAAGGATTGGAGGACATCATGGTCCCCGTACATGCGGACGAACTCTTCCCGGAGGAACTGGGCCATTGCCCAGGCGTTGCCTGCATGGGTGCCGTAGCTGTCATGGATGAGCGAGAAGGAGCGGATGCCTTCATCATGGCAGCGGGAAACCGTGAGCTGCATATGAGCTGCGTCCATGGAGTGGACCCAGTTGGGAGAGATACCGCTCCCCTGCTTCCGCTTGTCGATCTTCTTCGTCGCCACGTCGAGGGACAGGCGCATGCGCACCTTCTGGAACGTCAACGCGATGCGCTTCTGTTCGCTGGAGGTATACTCCTGCATGACCTTGAGGCCGGTCGGGGTGTTCCAGATAACCGGAAGCCCTTCCTTGGCGGCAATCTTCGCGACCTCCTGGAGCCAATCCATGGCCCCACGAGCAGCAACCACGACTTCGCCCACGCAATCCCAAATGAGGAGACCGAGGAAGGATGCCGCTGAAAAGCCAGTGCCCTCGAAGGGGAACGCCTCGCCTGCACTCTGCTTCCAGGGGGTTACGGTGTCGGTGAACACCTGCTCCCGGAAGCCGAACTCCGACGCCCCATAGGCCAGCGTCATGACCGGGCGCTTGGTCACCTTGCGGGTGATGCCATACGCCAGCCATTTGCGGGCCATGGAGCCATCGCTCTCAACGATGATGGTCTTCGGCTCCTTCGTCTCCTTGTCCAGCACCTCCTTGGTGGTGGTGTCCTCAGGGCAAGCCTCGGAAATCTCCTGGAGCTTCTTGATGAGAACCTCAGCGACCGTGGCATAGATGTCGTTCGGCTTATCCCCCGGCACGAGGTTGACCGCAGCCCCCCCGATCTCGTCCAGGAGCATGGCCGAGAAGTTCTGGAGACCGTTACAGGTGCCGTCCATCTGGACCGGGAGGTGGCTCTCATAGGAGTAGCCCTCGGCCCGATAACCATCCCACTCATGGCAGAACGCAAGCGCCTGCCAGGGCTTCTCAGCGGTGAGCCAGAAGCGGTTATCGTAGGGGTCGGATGCGGACGCGAGGATGCCTTCCTCATTATCCTTCACCCACTGGACACGCTCCTCCATCGAGCATTTGTCCACACCCCAGAGACCAGCGCCGTGGATGGCGAGCCAATTGGCCCCCTCCTCATCGCCAATCGGAACCGAGTTGGCGAACTGGAGGAGACCGTGGGCAGCATCATCACCCTGCGGATTGAGGAACAACGGCACGGCATAGACCCGGCCACGGAAGTCCATCTGGTGAGGAAAGAAGAACTCTTCCTCATCCTTGAACCGCTCGGCCACCCAAAGCATGCGGGAGAAGGCCAGTCGCTTGGACACGGCGCGGGCGTTGGCTTCATAGATGGCCGTCCGCTCGGACTTCCAGCGCATAAACTGGTCCACCTGCTCGACCGTCATGTCCTCCCTCTTCATTTCCGGGGTGAGCCACATGGGCTTCTCGGGAAGAGCGATGTCGTCAGCCTGGGGTAGGCATGCGAGGGTGGATCGATTGTCCCAAAGCGAAGTCATCACGTCATAGACGCGACGGTTGATGGTCCAGGCCGTGTTCTGCATCGCGTTGACCGAGTGATAGACCTTGGGCATGTCGATGCTGTCCAGGTCGGTGAGGTACTGGCGATTGCCGGTTTTGATGAGCCGCAGGTTGCGGACGCGACCGGACCAGTAGCCACCCCGGAACGGTGAGGTCCACGGGCGCGGCGGGAGGAGGGTCGGAAGGTAGACCGGGGATAGAGGGGCAAGCCGGGAGTTCTCCGTGGCCAGCCATTCCATGGTGTCCTTCGTGGCGACCACGTAGATGTTGGTGTTGTTCACGCCTTCTGACTGACGGACGGTTTCGAAGAGGCCGGTGGCCTCGACCACGATCTCAATGAGCTTGAGGCCCACCGCAGTCTTGCCCTCGACCGACCAGTCCTGCCACTCCGCACCCTTGTGCTTGGCATGCTTGGTCATGGCCCGCTTCTGGTGGACGGCATTGTGCGTCTGCTCACCGATCTTCTTACGGGCAAACTCGTAGGCATCCTTGTCCTGGTCGCGGAACGCATTGAAGAACATCTCGTCCTCGATCATCGACGCGATGCGGATAGAGAGCGGGGTGATCTTCGTGCGGGTCGAGACGCAATCGAACAGGTTCCGGAGGGCGAGGTGCGCGACGACATCCAGGTCCGCGTCACGAAGGTAGGCCACGGCGGTGTGCTTCTTGCCTGCCTTGCCCGAGCTGGCCTCTTCCAGGAACGCCTTGATACCAGCCACCACCATCTCATGGGCGTGGATGATCATGCGGCGGGATGAAAGGTTGCTGCTCTCATTGCCCCTAGTCTGGTTCTTCTCCAGTGCCTTCTCGAAGCGGGCGATACCAGCCGACCGCATTTCATCTTCAAGTGCGATCTGCTTTTCCCAGCCGGGATGCTCGGTCGGGAGGCAACCGTGAGCGGCGAGGAAGAGTTCATTGGTGAGGTCGTGAGAGGTCAT